AGTTCTTTTCGTTAGTAAGCATATTGCGAAGGTCATTGACTGCAATCTCACGACGAACATCTGATGCTCCACCTGATGCAAACTCTGTCTGCAACTGTGGTCGAACAGCCATAAATTGACCAGACCAGTTATCCCATTGCTGGTTAATCAAACGCTTCTGATCTACTGATGTAGTAGCAGCAAGTGCTTCCATATAATCCTTGCGTTGCTGGAAGTAGTACTGCTTGTCTGTGGCAATCTGTGTCTCACGAAGGAAGTCACCGACTTGCTTCTTATTTAGGAAGCCTTCATTCATCATAGTCTTGTAAGCGTCATAACTGAACTTCCCGATATTAGGAATCAAGAACGCTGCTGCTTCTGGGTACTTCTTGAGTAGTTCTGTGTTGTTATCTACCCAGTTACCCGCTGCTTCTCCGTACTTGATAACAGCAACGGTACTCTTCTTAGACTCAGATACTGTGTATGGCATTTGCTTTGGGAAGAGCTTAATCCATTCTTCAGTAGCACGTGTGTAGTCGCCATTGTACTCAGTAACTAGATTAGAGAATACTTGCTTGAAACTTGTACGTTCGTTATCACGAACCCATCCAGCCATCTCGGACTTGAGCTGAACTGAAGGTGATGCTGGCAGAATCAATGCAGTAAAGAAGCGCATACCCAAGATAGTCTGGGTTGTTGCCTTTAGTTTGTCCTGATACTCCTCTAACTCGCCAGGAGTTGGTGGAACATCAATGCCTTGTGCATTTTTTGTAATCTTTAGCCCGTTATCTGTAGCCTCTAGGTAGGTAACTGCCTTACGGAAAGCTGATGCGTACTGTGAATCACGCTCATCCTTGTTTAATGCACCTAATGCACGGTTGATGTGCGCTGGCAGGATAGCGTTAATGATTGGCTGGTCTTCACCATAGGTACCAAAGAGATACTTCTCTGATTCTTTCAGTGATGGAACCAACTCGTACATCATCTTGACTGGCAATGCTGCCAATGGACCAGAGAATGTTGGGAACAATGAGTCTGGGTTCATAGATGGTGAAATCATATTGAGTTTTGCACCAAACTCCACTGGCATTGGGGCAACGAAGGCACCTTTAACACCAAATGCTGTAGCAAGTTTAGACATTGCTGCATAAACTGGTTGCATTCCTGGATAAATGAAGTAAGCCTCACCCTGATCATCCTTTTGGATGAAACCAGAATGGGATACGCCCTCATATGTCAACGACAAACGTGCGATTGACTCTGGGTTGTAGCGAACACCACGTAATGCACGACGATAAAAGTCTTCAGTTGCACGATAGTAACGAGCAAAGTTACGCATTGTAAACGCTAACTGTGTGCGAACCTCTGGATTATCAACGTAAGCAAGTACTCGTTCTTTAGCAAGGTCCTGAGTTAGTTCAATAATCTTAGTCTTACCCTTGGCTTCAGCATCTTTAATCAAGATAGCCTTCTCAGCATCGCTTAACTTAGCATTATTGCGAATAGGGTCTGTAAGGATTTTCATATAGCGTTCTTCTAAACCGCCTGCTTTCCAACGCTTGCGCATATCTACAGCAGCAGAGAGAACCATTGGCTCACGTGACCAGCGAGCATTCATCTCGCCAACCCAGTTCCAGTGCTTTCCTACGATCTTTCCAGCAGGATTACCTTCTGCGATAGGCATAATACTTGGACCAGAGATGAACTGTGGTGCATCTTCTGCCAATGATGGCAAATCATCAATACCTAAGTCACGAGTATTGATCTTAATGCCACCTTCTGGTGTACGAATCGTTACCTTTGCTAGCAAGCTTTGATTAACTTTGTTTTGGCTATTAACAAATAGGTTACGAGTTGCTTCATATACATTTTCTGCGTGTACTCGTACATCAGCATTATTACCAGGACGGTATAGCTGGAAACGAGCCTTTTGTTTTGCATACTCTGGAGAATCAATAAACTTTATGATCTGTCTAATAGCAAATTCTTTAGACTCTGGACTATCTGACATATATCTCAATGCGATAGAACCTAGTGGGTCATTACCGATTGCAGCAATGCTTGTTATCCAAGCAATCTTTCCTTCTGCTGTAATTGGAGAATACTCACGGTAGTTTCCACCGCTTTGCTTGGCGTATGTAACGCCATCAATCTTGTATTCACGAGATGTACCAAACTTATCTACAGTACGAAGCGCATCCGTCCAGTGGTCAGCACCAGTAATGCCCTTCTTGCCACCTTCTGCAACACCTGCAAGTAGTTCATCAATAGCACCAAACTCTGCCATCTCAGCAATAATCTCACGCGCTTGTGGATCTAACTTGCCAAGGTACTTGTCTGCCATAACAGCATCTGCCATCACCTTACGAGCATCTTGTACTGTTTTAGCAGCAGCAATCTTGCCAGCGTAGAGTTCACGATCTGAACGCTTAATGAGTTTGTTAATAACACCCAGAGTTTCGCCACCTTGACCAAGACGTAACTTGGTAGATAGTCGTCTGCTTGCTACTAATCCCCAAGCACCATCGCCCACTGCAAGGTGAACCATTAAATCTTCAATAGAGTTACGTACAGCAAAGCGAGGACCAGCAAGAGTCAAGAATGACCAAGCAGATGTTAGATTCTCAGCCCACTGAGAGTGTGACCAGTTCATAATCTTACTTCCAACTTGGAAGCGGTCAACGACTCCATCAAGATCTGTAATCTTAGGAACGCTCATACCTTCTGCTAACTGGAAATCAAAGATAGCAAACTGTTGATCGTTAAAGTTAGATGGTTCAAAGTAACGGTAGGTGCCATCATCATTAAGAACTGGCTTACCATTAGCATCACGAACTAAGATTCTTGGAGCAAAAAGTTGCTCACGTGATGAGTTAGCCAAATCGTCGAGGATGTTCTTACCACCAGGAACCTTATTAAGTCCACGGATCTCAGCTACTGTGTTGAAGACACCCATCATAATCTGACGCTTCTGTGCTTCATCTCCAGCCTTGAATGCTTCTGCAAATAGGCGTGAGTTGTAACGAGTATTAGCAAGACGTGCTAACTGGTAGACCTTCTCAGCAGAATCTACTGCGTTAGGGTCAAAGAAGTTATCACGGAAAAATGGAACCTTTGCAAACTTAGATGCAAAGCGGTCAATGCGATCTTGTACGTAATCCAGTGGCATACGGAATGCACCATCTGCACGTAATTTGGCAGTCTTACGCTCAATCTCACCAATGACATTGGTTTCAATTTGCTCTAAGAATTCTTTTGGCGTATTAGCAGTTGCTGCTTCACCTGTGCGGTTATCAATAAACTTAGTCTTAGCCATTAACTGGGCTTCAATGCCACCAATAGTGGTCTGGTCAGTGAATACTTCACGGCTAATACGTTTGCCTGCTTGGTCAAAACGAAGAACCTTATTACCAGTAGTCAATGCTGCAATACGAGTTCTACGCGCTAAGTCCATACGTGGAAGCAACTGAACCTGACGACCTGCTTGACCTTTAAGAGTACGCAGTGCGTCTTCGCTATTAGCAAGGAAGTTCTTAATAGTACCAGCCTCGACTACGCCTTCTTTAAGCATAGACTCAATAACATCATCACCAAACTCAGGAGCAATACGCTTGAGTTCAATAGATGCTTGCACTAAAACCTGTGGGTCTACGCCACCTTCTTTGACTGCCTTGCGAGCTACTGAATATTTTTTTAATGCTCCAACATATGCTTGGTCAAATCGTTGTACGCTTGCCACTTCAAATGCCTTTTGAACATTGCCAGCATCGCCAACAATGTTATCTAACGCATACTTTGAAACATCGTATGCTTTCTTGGCTTTACCAAGTGCAAGCGTTGGATCTGCAAATATACGAAATGTTGCATCGCCGAGACCTGAGATAGTTCTGTATGCAGCACCTGAACCTTCCCACTTTTGAGGAAGCAATGCGTTAGCAAGTGCGCGACCTGGAGAATACTTAGCAGCGTTAGCTGCATCTAGTGCATCCTGAAAGAGTGGATCTTTCTTTTGTGCAGCACCTGATGCAATTTGCTTTTCTTCTTCTGTGCCAGTTGCAATGATTTGGTCTAGGGTCATACCCTCTGCGACCTTTTGTGCAACAGCCATATACTGCGTACCGAAGATACGGTTTGCCTCTGCCATACGTGATGGGCTAAATACCTTGTCACCCTTATCGTTAGCAGTAGTCCACGCTTTACCAATGTTTACATTTTGGTCAAGTGCGATTGCTGCTGTGCGATAAGCACGTGTAGATAGATCTGAAAGTTCTTGAACGCCTTTGAACGCCAACTTAACAGGAGCTGAAACTACATTAAAGATTGGCTCAACTGTGTAATGAAGTGCTGTACCTAACCATCCACGCTTTTGCTCAACGTTACCAAAGTTATCCTTCAAGGATTTTTGTTGCTCTGGAGTTAGTTTTGAGTACTCTAATTTGGCAACGTCAGATGGAAGAGATGTTAACTTCTGGTGCGAGTCTACAGCCTTGATGTAGCCATTGATCTGCTCTTGCTGTGCTGGTGTTAGACCAGCCTGAGAAGATATAGCCTTAATGTTATTGGACGTTGATCCCACTACTGACCTCTAGATAAAGCCATCTGATAGAGAACAGAAATTTCTCCAGTTGTATCGAATGGAAGTAACGCTGCAAGTGTGTCTGATAACTTACCTTCGGCTGGTTTTGGTGGACCAGCAATAGTCATAATGTCTTCGTCAGGACGTTGCGTTGGTGCAAACATTCCTACCAATGGTTCTGTCTTTGGAGGCACCATATCTGCAACAGGTTCAGCTTTGGCAGATGGTTTAGGAGAAGTAGAAGCACCTGCAATATCTGCAGCCATCGCTTTGCGATCACCATAGTTTTGTGATGGTGGCAAGTCTTCACGTACGGAGAATTTTCCAGGACCGCCAATTTGTAATGGGCTATCTACCATCGGTATCCTCCTCTATCTTTTCTAAATCGTTTGAAAATTGCTCCCACGCTCTATTGACTTCTGAGTTTCGGTTAGCGTTGTAAACAGCTATCTCCATTAACTCTTCTGTGAATGCGTGGAATGCACTAAAAATATTATGTAATAAACCTGAAAATACTACAAGAAAATCTGCGAAGTGTACTGAGCGTGGAACTTTTGAATTGTTATCATCCACGCCCAGTACCTCCGTTAATTAGAATTACTTTATCCCTTTTTCACCGCGTTACCGCGACGACCTGCTGGCATCATTGATGGTACTACCTTGCCTGGTCCTGCTGGCTTAGAAGTATCCTTCTTGCCTTCAGTTGGCTTTGACATTGGTGCTGCTGCACGTGATCCTCTGTTCATTTTACACCTCCCTCGTTTATGCTGCGCCGCTTATAGAAGCTAGCAGGGTTGCTATATCTGGACGTTGTTCTGGACCAGCAGCAGGGGCCGCTCCGCCTTGTTCTGGAGTTGGCTGCGAGGCAGGTACGGGGGCCGCACCTGCTGCTGGAGTTCCTGGTGCGCCTGGCATCATAGGCATCTCTGGCGCTACTGGTTGTTCTTTCGGTGCAAAAGCTTTTTCGATAACTGTTTCTAACTGAAGACCCTTTTGACGGCCTTGGATAACTTGTGCAAGACGGGAGATAATCTCACTAGGGTCTTGACCTTGCGCTGCAAGCGCTGGAATGGCCTGAGCATACTGAGCAACAGCCAAGCGCAAAGAATCGCGCATTTCTTCGATATCAACACGTTGTTCCTCCTGCGTCACATTAAGCTCCATTGGAATCTCACGACGTACATAGTCACGAGATACGAGCTTATCTGAACGCATTTGTAGTAGAGCGATGATTGCACGGTTTGGATCCATACCAGACATAATGCCGTAACGGACATCTACTCCGTAGTTACCAGCAATCTGCTTTGATGGAACGTACTTCATATTGAATGGAGTACCGTCGTCAACGCCCTTGATTTCCTTGGTCATATTGCCAAAGATCTTTTCATCTACTTCAAAGCAAAGAGATACAAGATCCATAAACAAACGAGCAAACTGTGCTTGTGCTGCCTTGATCTGTGTATCAAAACCAGCCTGTAGTGCCTGTACGCCACGACCTGTAACGATAGATGCGTCAATGTTTCCTGAACGAGTCTCAGGGTAACGAGCACCTGTACGTAGTTCGCGCTCTAGAACACCTGATTCTGTAAAGACACCATTAGGAAGTTCTAGTGGAACACGAC